TAGGAATAATCAAAACTATTAATCTTATTTTTAGGTGCAAATCTGAAATCAATCCGATTTTGTTGTTTAATAGTTGTAGATTGGTCGCTATTATTTATCATTGACATATCACAGGCACCTGTAGGCTGATATTTATTATATAAATCAACATCTTCAAATGAATAGGCATAAATACCATCTTGAGGAATTCTAATACTATGTTGATAATTATTTATTAAATTAAATGAATTAATATTTTGTATTTGGAATCGTTTCATTGTTTTAAAATAAAATTCAGCCGATAATATTAAATCAGAATATTTTAAACTATTTATTGAAGTTGTTGTTATTTGTTCATTTCCAGCATTAAATGGATTACTATCAGTCCCATTATTATGTCCAGTATCAGGATTAAATGTTGTATTATTACTTGAATCCCAGACATAATTAGTATAATTGTGAAATTGAAGATAATTAGTTTCATAATCAATTCTTCGAGCCATAAAAACTAATTTAGTTGTCGGATATTCAAAATTTAAACCAATTGAATGATTAAATATATTCGTTTCATCTGGTATTTCTACTGTATATTCTTTTTTATTGGTTTGTAAAATTAAATATTCTTTTTTTCTGAGATTTTTCATAATCATTTTTTCTTCTTTATCGAGGAATATCCCTCCTAACTCTAATCTAGGATTAATTGATAACTCTGTAGATATAGTTGATGGTGTTCCATCCATATCAGTTTTACGATTAATGAAATGACCTATTTTAGTATCAGTATTTGGGGGTGTTCTAACACTTGTATTATGGTTTAAAACTGTATAAAGTTGATCTAATGGTCTCAAAGTTATTTGAATGTTTATTTCTTCATATTCTAACATATGAGTTGGTAATGCTTGACCTAAACTATATGTAAACCAGAACGGCAAAGGAACAATTATTTGCCGTGATTTGATACTTGGAATATAGAATTTATCAGAACCAGTATCAATATCTACACTCCCCGGATATGTTCCACTTTGATTTCGTGGACAATACATATTTGAAACATTACCAATCATCTCATAATATCCGTTTTTTTTAGATTCTGGGAGTGTTAATTCTGCCCAAATATGAAGCCATTCACCATAAAGAGTATCAATTAAATTATTACCAATTCTAAGTTGGCATTCTTTAATAACATATTCACCTATTCTCGATATCCATTCAAATTCAAGCCTTTTTCTTTGGTCTCCACTTAATCCACCATCAAATACAAAAGAATATATATCAGGTAAATCAAAGATAAAATACATTTTGCTAATTAAATCAGTATCATTATTGTTAATTTTAAATTCAATTTTGACGTCTTGTGATTGTTTTAATACTACTAAATTATTTATAGGCTCAATAGAAATGCTTTCTGTATGAAAATTAGTATATCTTTTAAAAACACTTTTAAAAAATGACAATTCTGGATTTTTAGATAATCTAGCATCTTGTTTTCCTTTTTTAGAAAGTTGTATTGCTCCACCTGGCATAATTTTATTATGTTTTTTATTATGTTTTAATAAAGTTTATTAATTAGGTTTATTAATTAGGTTTATTATTAGATTTATCTTATTTTTTCTTATTTAAATACATTTAATAATTATCTAAAAAAATTGAATTTTTTTTTTTATTATTGTAAATAATCATTGTCTGATTGAACCTTTACTGAAATGTCAAGCAAATTTCCAGACATCTCTCCTTACGGGCTAGCAACAATTAAAGAAGTTCCAGAACCTGAATCTAGACAAGAACTTAACTATAAATCAAATCCGGTTAAATCAAAAAAGATAAAAAAGTCTAAAAAGGTAAATGACATAAAAATCTTAAAATTATATAATAAAATAATTCAAAAACAAATAAATAAATTAATTAAACTACAGCTTAAACTTTTAGATTGTTGATGATTTATCGGTAATTAATTACTAAATTCTAAATTGCCCATACCTGAAGTTGTTTTAAAAATATTATAAGTTTCTGCAAAGGAAATAAATTCATAACTATAAACTTTATTTTTTTCTTTTTGTGTTAAATGGAGTTCTAGTTGAATTTCTGAAAAATTAGAAAAATTACAATATCCAGATGGTTGAGTGTTTTTTTTATCTGAAAATAATTCAAATGAATAAGAATATATTTGATCACTAGGAATATTTTTACTATGAGCATAATTATTTACTAGATTAAAAAAACTACTTGGTTTTAATTCAAATCGTTCTTCTCCATCTAATAATAATCTAGCTTCCAAACAAATATTTTTATTTTGATATGACTCATGATTATCTTGATTGATATCATCTGTATCATCACCTTCAAATGGATTATAATTTAATGATTGATTTATAAGTGGATTTATATTTTTATCAGGCCAATTAGTAAAATTATCCCATTGATTATTATCTCGATAATCCGTTCTTCTTAATATCCATGATATTCTTTTACAAGGACCTGTAAAATTAAGATTAATTAAGTGCCTTTTTTGATTACTATCTAGTATTTTTCTAAATTCTTGGATTTCTGTCATAAGATAGTTATTTTCATTTTTGGACATTTTATCTCTTTCTTGATGATCTAAAAAAATATAATTAACTTTAAGTTTTGGATTGATTTCTAATTCTTGTATAACTTCTGTGGTATACTCTAATTTTAAAGGTTTATTAATATCTAGGTATTTACTAAAATTATGTTCTGGTTTGCTAGGTTTGGTTCTAATATCATCTGAAGTGTCTGCATTAGTGCTGTTATTATCTATAATTGTAAATAAATTATTGAATGCTCGCAGATTAATTTCAATATGACATAATTCATACTGTAATGAAATTAAAGGAAGTGCTAGAGAACTATTTTTAGTAAACCAAAAAGGAAGGGGGATTATTAAGTCTCTGCCTCTAATTGTTGGTATAAAATCAGTTGAACTCCCAGAAACAAATTCTCCACTTCCAGGATATGTTCCTCCAGCATAAGTCTTTGGGTCATAAAATTGAGTTACATTCCCAATCATTCGATTATAACCATCTTTTTTTTCACTACTTATATTTAATTCACTCCAAATATGAAGCCATTCACTATATAATTTATTAACTAATTTCTGACCAACAAAAAAACTAGCATCCTGAATTAAATATTCCCCAAGTCTCCTAATCCATTGGAATTCCCTTGCTATTTCACTTGCATTTATATCACCTACTATATTTTTAAATGAATATATATCAGGAATTGTTACTTGTAAATAAATATTATTAATTAAATCTCCATTTCTTGGAATATCAAAATGCAAGTGCAAGGGTTTATCAATAGTTTTTAGTTTGGTATTCTTTTGTATTGGGAGAATATCAATTAATTCCATTGAAAAATTGGAATATTGATTATAAGCAGTATTAAAAAAATTGACTTCTGGGTCTTTAGTGAAAAAATCATTTTGATAACCTTCTGCTAGAAATATATCTATTTTTGGATTTTGTTCTGTAGTCATAATTTCTAAATTGGTTCTATTATTATTAATTTTTTAATTTATTTCTTAATACTTTTTTTATTTACTTTTTTTATTTACTTTTTATTTTTAATTAGCAAACAAAAGTGTTGCTGAATTATTTATTAGATTTAAGACATTATAATGATAGGAGAACAAAAAAATATTATAATAATATTCTTTTAGTGTTCCATCGGCATTTTTTTCTTTTGGAATAAAATTTAATTTCATTTCAAAATTATCTAGTAGAGATAAATTCATTACTCTTTTTGGTTGCCATTTTTCTACATCTGTTTCTTCTTCAAATGAATATTGATATATTCCATCTTCTGGTATTTTATATGAGTGTGAATAATGATTTATATATTGATAATATTCCCAATTTTTTCTCAAAAACGTATTTCCATTATTTAAAAATTCGGCTTCTAAAATAATTTCTTTATGTTTTAAAGAATCATATGTATTAGGAGTTATTAAATCAGTTGTTTGATTGTCAAAAATATTAAATGAAGCATTGTGATTTAATATAGGATTGATATCAGGGTCTATCCAATTTGTAAAATTATACCATTGATTTAAATCTTGATAATCATTTCTTCTAAGAGCCCAAATAATTTTTGTAGAACTATTTTTAAAATTTTTAAGTGGTATTGTTATTTCTTTTTGATTTTTAGCTGTACTAGAACTAGTTTGAAGATATATTTTTGAAACTTGACGAATAAAATAAGTTTGGTCTTTTGTTTGAAAATATTTTCTTTCTAGGGGATCTAAAAATATATAATTAACTTCTAAAGTTGGTTTAATATCTAAAGTATTAGTCCTAATGTTTTCATTTAATTCAACACCACTTATAGTATAGTTACCATCAGTAAAAGCAGCACTGGCTGCATTTGTAATTGTTAATCTAATTTGAGTATCTGATAATTTTATGAGATTTGTAATAGGAAATTCAGCAGCTAGACTATTAGTTATTTTAGCATTTGTAAATTTTAGTGTTGGAAAATCATTTAAATCAAAACTAACTGTAATAGTCATCGTAATCGGATTAGCTGATGAAGTAATAGTCACATTATGAGTTTGATTAATATTATAAACAATACTAGATTTTTTAAAATTAACTAAATCTTTAAAAAGAG